GTCAACGTCGCCGTGAACGTCCCCTCCTCGTAATCGTCGAGCGTGTTGGCATCGGACGCAGCGACTTGAGTGGCGGGGAATGTGATGCCGCTCTTGAGTTGGAGAACACCGCCGTTGGCGTTTGCGCTCGTAACACCCACCAGCAAATTACCACTAGAATCGATCCTAGCGCGTTCGGTGGCGTTTGTAAAAAACGCCATTGGATATGCACCGGCTGAATAAAGAATGGCCGAATATCCAGTTCCAGATCCAAATGTTGCGCCTGTGCTGTTATCTCTTCCGAAGTAAAAATCGCCTCCGGTATTGTTTGTGAATAAATATGCGGCGTTCGTTCCAGTTGTTGATTTTAATTGGAATGTCGCAGTAGAAGATTGAACATCGAGCTTGAACGAAGGACTCGCAACCCCCACGCCCAGCCCCGTGGAGTTCAGGGTCATGGCGGTGCCAGCGACTCCGCCGACGTTCGACCAAGTGGCTACGCCGGTAGACGATATCGCATACCGCTCGGAACCATTGACATAGAAAAACAACGGATTTGCATCTCTTTGATAAACAAGCGCTCCAGAACTGTTTTGAATTAGATCAAAGCTGGTTGTTCCAAGTGTGGTTCCATTGCCAGAAATCAGAAGCGCACCTGCGCCACCAACTCCGCCTCTGACATCAATGGTTGAAATCGAAGCTGCTCGAACAGACAACTGATTGTCTGGCGTCGCCGTCCCAATACCCACCCGATTGTTCGCCGAATCCACTTTCAACGTCGAGGTATCCACCGTCAGATCGCCGGTGATGGTGGCGGATGCGAGGGTGGCGGTGCCGCCTGCGCCAAGAAGCTGGTTGGAGGTGATCTTCTTCGTGGTTCCCGATGCGGCCATCGTCGTGTCAGAGACATCGACAATGGGGAACACATCGACCGCTGGATCGACGGTCGTAATCGCCGTCAGTGCTGTGATTTTCGTGTCTGCCATAAACTGTTAATTCGCTTGGATGATGAGTTTACCGGAGTCCTCTCGCAGCAGGAATGACGCATCCTCCAGCAAGATGGAATCAAATGTTCCGAAAGTGATGACGATCTTGTCCCCGTTCTCCAGCAGTACGATGAAGTCATCCTCCTGACGCAGGTCCCGGCGCAGGATCGGAAGATCGCCAGGGGTGACATTAGAGCCACCCACAGACGACAACCGAAGTCCTAGAGCCAGCGTCGTCATCAGGATTGGATCACACCATTAGTGGCCCACACCGATCCGCTCGAAAGCTGAAAGCTCGTAATCGGAACCTGCAAGGTGACTCCAGCAGGCCAGGTCTGGGTGGAGAACGTGCCAGCGATATTCGCTCCAGAAATACTGGCGATCACCGTAGGCGACAGGAACGTGAGGGCCACGAATGGTCCGGTGTAACTCGCGGTATCCTGCACGAGCCGCCCGCCCGCCACTCCCATCGAATACTGAATCGCCTGATTTGATACGTCGCTCATATATCCCAGATCTTACGAATTTGGTTCTTGGTGAAAGTACTCTCGAAGCGCGATCCCTGACGATCCTCCAACCGGCTGAACCCGCGCTTCACATGATCCTTGAGTTCAGTCTCACGGGCAAAGCCGGTGACCCCGAAGCAGGCCACCGGCTGCCGCTTCCACCGTCTGCCCTCGTGGACAATGGACTCGGTACCCATCGGAGCGATTTGCTCGATGCAGCGTCCGTTGTTCTCGAAGGTGTAGATCGGCATATCAGGACATCGACTCTTCGTCGTACTTCTCGGCCATGTTCCGCATGGACTTCTCATCCATGTTACCGGCCATCTCCATCTTGTCCTCGCCAGTCTTCTCGTATTCGGCGGGCATACCGTTCACGCTTCGGATCTCGATATAGGCTTCGCCGCCATCGAGCTTCTTCAGTACGCCGCGAACATCATCGAGAACCACTTCATCACCCACCTCCGGGACGGCTCCATTGCCGTCCTCGGTATCAGTGGAAAGAGCCTCGACTGGAATCGAAATCATGGGCGCATTGTTGTCGGCTTCATCACATCCGCAAGCGGAATGAGAAGAGGGGGAACCACCATTACGATGATTCCCCCTCGGGCCGACGGCAATCACCATGATGGTGGCCGTCTTAGGTCGCATATTACAGCGTGGTCGAGGTCTTGGTCCGATGCACCAGGTACCAGGTCGGGTTGCCGGTCGAGCCGGTGTTACCAGCGGCCAGACGCAGGGCAGCGAAGTAGATCTTCACGCCGACGGTGACGAGCTGATTCAGGGGGTCAGACTTGTCGGGGGTGTCGGTGATCACGATCTTCGGGGACAACGGATCATCGCCGGTCAGAGCAGGGATACCGAACGCCTCGTTACCGAAGAAGAACGAAGCGATGATGTCCTTTCCGGTGGTGAGACCGCCGCCAGCGGCAGTCGCCTGATAGACGAACTTATCGTTCTCAGTCGCAGAGCCGGTGCTGACGAACGAGTTGGTCTGGGTGACCACGCGGCAGCCATAGATGGAGCCAACCTCGCCCTTGTAGAACGGGGTGCCCTTGTTGCCGTAGTTCGACGCGTTCAACCAGTCGCTGTCGCGCATCAGGTCGCGGGCCACACGAGGATCGGTGGCGAGGACGTAGCCACCATTGATCATGGGGGCGCGGTTGCGCTTCAGGCGGGTCATGGAATCGAGGACAGCGGAAGCGGTCATCGTGGTGTTCGCAGCGGTGGTGTCAGCATTCAGACCGGCGAAGGTCTGGGTGGTCAGCGTGGCGGGGTTGCCGTACACGCAAGTACCACCGGAGGCAGCGGCAGTACCGCAAGCATCCGAGTTGTCGAACGTACCACCACCCTCGGCAGCGGAACCGATGGAGGAACCGCTCGCGGTGAGGTTGGAGCCGATGAGAACGTTGCGGATCACCGAGTCAACCCAGAGGGCCATGTCCAGACCAGAGGTCTTGGTGGACTGCTGGAGCGAGTTGAACAGATCGGTGGCGCGGAGGATGTCGGTGAGGCCGATGACCTGGCCATACTGGGACAGGCTCTTGCTCAGGCTGTTGAGGGCCAGAGCGCGGTAGTTGGCCGACGAGATCGGCGTACCTTCAGACGAGATGGTCTGAACGCTGCCGATGCTCGGAGCGCCGAAACGGAACATGCTGATCGCCTTGTTGCCGTTGTTCTTGGGGATCGGAGCCTTCATGCCGAACTGATCGAGGATCGTCTCCTGCTGGACGATGCTGAGCAGCTCCTTGCTGAAGTAGTTCTGGAACTGGCTAGTAAGCGTAGTAGAGGTCGTGACTGGCATATTTTAGTTGTGGTTGTGCTACTGGCTATTCGCGTCCGCTATCGTACTCCCTGCTGGCCCGCATCAGGGCCTCTCTCTGCTCCTTGAGAGATAGCTTGGAGAAATCCTTCTCCTCAGCTTTCAAGGGTCCGTTCGCAACGCCTTTACCAATAGCTGTCTTCTGTTGGAGCTTTCCGAGTTGTTCCTTGAGCGTCTTGTTCTCCTGCTCAAGTGCTTGAGACATCGATGCAGTCTTCTGAAGCTTTACAATCTCCACCGCATGCACGAGGCCATCTGGCACCGTGGTCAACAGCGGGAACTGTTGAAGGAGCTGAACAGTCTGTTTGTACTCGGCACTGTTCTGATCCTTGAGCCATCCCTCTTTCTCAGAGAGTCGGCCATAGTTGTCAGCCCATGCCTTTTGAAACTTCTCGGTCTGAACCTTCTGAGCTTGTTCGCCAGCGATCTTGCGGACGCCTTCAGCCTTGGCTCGCGCTGCCTTGGCCAACTGAGAATCGCCATCAGCCTCGAACTCCTTGGCTGCAGCCTCGTAGTCCTCCGCCGTGTAGCCCTTCTCGTCCCGGTACGAATTGGTCTCGGCAACCTTGGATTGCTCCCGCTGCTTGCCCCACTCATCCCGCTCGCGCCGCAACGCTTCCTTCTCGGCCTTGATAGCCTCCTTCTCAGCGTTGATCTGCTCCCAGGTCTTCGCCTTGCGGGCGTTCTCCTGAGCGAACCTGCTCTCCTGCTTCTTCTCCTGCTTCGGAGCCTCTTGCTTCTTACCGTTTGCCTCCTCCGTCTTGCTGGTCAGCGACTCTTCCTTTCCGGCGGGAGCAACCTCGTTGTTCCCTTGCTCAGTCGGAGTTTCCGTTTCTGTCGGTTGCTCCGCTTTCTGGCTGTCGATATCGACACCGGCGTCGAAGTCGTTGGCCAATGCAAGCATGGCATCGGCATTCAATGTTTCTGTATCTGACATGTTGTGCTTTTACTCGTTTGCTGGCCCGCACAGACCAACAACCGCAACTTTGATTCTATGTGTTCGTAGCAGAATCCGAATCACTATCCTGCTCCGTAATGATTGATTCCTGATCGGCCATCACTTCGATGACCTTCA